CGGGCTACATTGAGTTCAGCAGCATTGGCTTCCCCTGACATCACTCTACGTAGCAATTCTTCTGCTACGGCTCTGTGTAAGTTTGAGAGAGTTTCTTCTTTGTTCATGTTGAATTCCTAAATAACCAAGATATGATAATGGATACGGTAGCACCTACGGCTGCTGCGGCTCCCATTATTGCTGATTTTCCTTGCTCTACAGTCCTCAGTCGTTTATCAAGCCTCCCTAGTTCTTCGTTGTGGGCGTGGTGCATACTGATTAAGGACTCTACTTTGCCCTCTAAGCGACCCAGTGCGATGAGAATATCTCTTGTGTCTTCCATTGTTATCCTTAACTAGGTAGTGTTGATACTTTATAGTGACCTGATACATGAAACATTATGTCTGTGCTTGCTTTTATGTAAGTGTCGCTTAGGGATACGGGAGTACCAGTTGTAGCATTGTTTGGACCCCAACGGAATGACATAACTGAAGAGTTTGGATCAACAGCCCCAATGAAGTCGGGCGTGTTATCCAAACCAGCAGCAGTACCGGGAGTGTAACTGAATGTGCTGTAGTTATTTACATCTTCGTCTGAGGTAAAGGGCAGCCCTGTTACAGTCAGGTCGCCAGTATTAGTACCCCTGTTGGCTCTACAGGTCATGGTTATAAACGCACGATCACCAATGCGGGTGTAAAAGCCTGAACTTCCATTTATGCCACCAGTAAAGTTGGTTTTAGAAATCCCTGCAACCCCTGGATCAGTGAGTGTAACAGTTGTGTTTCCAGTAGTACCCGCAGTAGCCTGAGTTATCGTTACAACATTACTAGTCCCACCAGTTCCTCTTGTGGCTGTGAATTTTGTGTGTCCATTTATACAGTTTTTTAGATTTTCAGCCGTGTTATCATTACTATCGTGGTCTACTGCCCACGTACCAGCATTAACCCCCTCTGCGAGGTCTCCTGTAGTAACAGTGGCATTAGCAGTAGCAACAAAGGCTACACTAGCATACCCGGAATAGTAGGCAGTTGGGATGGAAACATTATGAGAGGCTATATCCTGCCCACCAGTAAAGCCAGTCACTGCCACCATGTCTGCACCACCAGCAATCTCCGTCAGGACAGTACCAATGTTACCCGCTGTACCTCGTTGGTCCATAGTAAGCGTAATCTTCCTACCCGTACCTCCTCCAGCCGCTGTAATACCAGTAACTCCAGTTTGTCCATTACCAGAGGTTGCGTAAGTAATCCTTGCATCGGCGGTTCCGTTAATAGCCAGTATCATTAGTGCTTGCAATGCCCCATCGTCTGCCACACCACTAACACCAATACAAATTTGGTTAGCACCAGCATCTTCAGCACCAGTTGTTGAATCTTCATCTAAAAGGATGGTTGTTGTTCCGGCTTGGCATCCAGCAGCAACAGTAAGATTTGTAAAGTTGACTCCCTCATTGATCGTACTTCCATTAACCCCTGTTGTGTCGATACCATCTACACAGGTTGCTTTATCGCCTATAAGACCCGAATTAGAGATCGTTACGGTTGCTGTAGCCGCTACCCACGCTATAGATATATCAGTGGAATCTAGTAGAACTACAGGAGTGGTGAATGTATCCTCGTCCCCAACGGTTGTACTGTCAACAAAGGGCTTTGGGATAAAACCATCGCCATCTAGTTGGACTGCTTTGTCTTCGTTGTCAGAAGAGGTGGAGGTAGCGGTCTTTGATCCTTTGTCATCTCCACTTACCATAGAGAAATCTAGTTTCGTAGTCATTTTTTAAGTTTCCTTTTTAATAGTTTATTAAATCAACGGCGTTCCTGTGTAGAATCCGAATAACTGAAAGACACCTCTTACTTTTTTACCATCGATAGACTGTATCCTGAATCCAGTCACACTGTATCCGCCTGGGTCCCAAACCCTGTCAGTCACCGTATCTCCAGATGTTCCATGTGCCCTAAACTGGTAGTTCCCAAACCACCTCGCATCATCGTCTGTAGTATCTACATTCCAAACTTCTAGCCAGCCACTAGACCCATAATCGCTGGATTGAACGGGAAACTCAGGCGAAGCGAACATAGTCCAAGTGCTTCCTACCTTAAACTGTATATAGACATTTCGACGATGATACTGAGTGTCGCCTTTGTGCCACTGCACACGAAACGCAGAGTATTTACTATAGTCAATCTGACCTGCTCCAGTACCATCAGCGGCAAAGGTTATATTATCAACCGCTGTTGCGTTATACGCAGGAGCCTGTAGATATTGCCACCCGCCAGTAACAGAAGGTCCAGCAGCAGCCACCGCAGTGTCCACCGCAGTGTCCACATAATTCATGGTGGCGGCATCATCGGATGCTTCAGGTTCTGCTAAATTGATTATCTTTTTGTTAGAGCCGTCTCCCTTCATATCAATTTGGTCAGTCTGCATCCACAAGGGGCCAGTCACGGCTAATTTTCCTGACGTTTGGTGGGCATAGTGTGTGGAATCATACTGTATGACTGGACCACCACTATTGATATAGAATGCACCATCGCTATAGGTGGTATTTACGATTTCTCCTGCACCAGCCATCTTTATATCACCAGATGTTGTGATGTCTCCATCTACTGTAAGGTCTCCAGCGGAAGTCTCTAGGTTTCCTACTACCAATACCTTATCGCTTTGTGATTGAATATAATGCGTAGAGTCATTCTGTATGACTGGGCCGTCGGTTCCGAAATATATCACTCCGGGTTCTGTGTCTGTAACGCGGGGTCGTATCCCTTTACTTGCTCCCGATCCCCCATATAACCTTATAGTTCCTTGAACATCAAGAGTTGAGCAATTCACATTTCCCGCTGCATCAATCCTGACTTTGTCATCGCCATCTCTTATTACATAGAGTACATTCTGTGTCACACCTGCTTTAGCAGATATCCGTATAGCCCCATATGATCCTAAGTTTCTAATATCAACCCCCGCAGTAGTTGCTCCCACGATTGCATCATATTTACCCACTTCTAACGTAGGCACTGTTCCGGGAGTCATTACGATGGAATCGTCATCTGGAGTGCCTGTTGCACCTACACGGAGACCCCCCAATGGGTCAACATATGCCAGCGGTGTTCCCGCATCATCCTGCCACTCTTGGAGATTGGCTGATGTACCGCTAGAAAGCCTTCTCACTGTTAGAGCAACCGTTGACTCATTTAGGTTGACGTATGGTTGTACAACGACGTTCCTTGATACACCGAAGTTTCTAACGGCAATACCTACGTCGTTCTCGATCTCTTGGCTCTGTTCGGGCGCAGCATTAGCAAAAGTCAGACTGTATACCGTTCCAGCCGAGGTAACTGTGTAATCATTAGGAGACTGAAGGACTCCTCCTACTTCCACTAAATACATATTGTCTGACTCTGAAGATGGAGTAGGATCATCAAGAGTGAACACTCGACTAGTGCTATCGACATCATCTCCTGAAGTAGTAAACGACCAGAACTGAGGGTCCGTGGCTCCAAATACGATGCCGTAGAGTGACAAGTTATCTACATAACCTCTTGTGACTACCTCGTTTTCGTTGCCTCCTGTTATTACGTTCTTTATTACAGCAGCCACGCCTCCAGTGTTTGCTGCGGCATCCAACTTGCCGTCTGTGTCGATCTTAATGTCTCCACTGCCTCGCTCTTGGATTCCGTATAGTAACTGTTTGTTCTGAGTGTTTATGTCGCTGGCTTTGAGAACACTACCGTCTACAAAGGTTCTCTCAAGTTCTGAGGTAGGAGTAAGTCGAGTGATCCGTACCATATCTGTGGCTAGTAAGGAGGAATACTCATCAATTTCATCGAAATCCAGTTGGATTTGTAGTGAAGGAGAGGTTTCTATGGCGAACTGTTCAGATGTAAGGACAGTTTTGACCAAGGTAGTCCCATTGGTGATTGTAACACCAAGGTGAGATGTAGAGGAGTAGTCGATCACTAGGCTGGTGAAGAGTCCACCTTGTTCAGCCGGAGAAAGATCAACGGCTACGCCGCCAACGTCCACTCCAAAGTCAATATAACTGTCTGCCATTTTTTAGTTTCCTTTTTATTTTATTCCGTAGACTTTAACAGTACCTGCGCCAACCCCTGATCCATTTTGAGGAGAATCAGTACTTACCTTGTCTATGAACGCAAATCGTATTTGATCCATAGTAGCAAGGGAGGATGAGTTATAGATGTACTCGCCATGCCATAAAGCAACATTATCTCCAAAGGACGTCTCTCCGTCTCCGCTGGGTAAATTAATTGATGCCCAGAAATTTAATAAGATAGCATTTCCAATCATTCTAAAGGTGGCAAGCCCAGACCACGCATAGTTTTCCCACCTATTTATAGTATTATCCTCACCTATAGAAACCCACTTACTGCCTATAAGCCAATTCAAGTTATCTGCGTACCAATGAGTTTCATCCATTTTATATGTGGTAGCACTTTGTGTGCCTGCAACCAGTGGATCAAGAGTGTCCCCATCACTATTTCTAAGTCGGAAGGCTGGCGGATGATATCCCTCGCCAGTCGTATCATTTTTAACATTATGAAACTCCATCTGTATTTCTGAATATGCAGAACACCCTGTTTGTTCTACTATTCCTGTTCCATCGTTGGCTCCATTTATAGTCTGCAAAAGAACCTTACCATGAGTATCCACATAGTTCTTAGTAGCCGCATCCGAAGCGGCTGTGGGTTCTGCCATGTTCTTGATTTGACCATGCTCTAGAAGGGCTTCTTCTGTTCCATCAAGAACTTTACCCATATTAAGACCGCCAGTGCCACGGATCACTGTATCTCCGTAGATATACACGGAATCGGTGGTTACTGTTAGGTAGTTTTCAGAATCAAACATTAGGGATGGTCCATGTTCTCCTAGTTGAAGTCCTGTGTAACTATAAGCAGGCGTGAATATTCGACCAGTACCTTTAAGCGAAATGAGTCCACTGCCCGATTCGGGGTTCACGGTAATTCCGCCGTCTACTGTGAAATCTCCTGCGGAAATCTCTAGGTTTCCTTTTACAAGCACCTTATCGCTTCTTGCTTGAATATAATTATCAACACCATATTGTACGACTGGCCCGTCGTCTGAGAAGTAGAATAGACCAGTAGTGTCGGCTGTTTGAATCCCCTGCCCCGCAGCATTTCCCTTATCTATGAGAATACCTGTAGTATCCACTTTTCCAATTGCAGTAATGTCAGCACCTGCCGATATGTTCCCTGTAAGAGTTGATGCACCATCCAAGAAAAGCGATCCGTCTACATTAAGATTTCCGTCAATGTCTGCGTTTCCTAACAAACAGTGCAAGTCTACAAAGGTAGCATTACCATCTTTATCAACCTTAGCCAACGCAGTGCCGCCTTCGTTCTGCCACTGCTGCATATCTCCCAGAGTACTGTCCCTGGGTCTCTGCACCTGCAAAGCCACGGTTGCAGCAAGATCGTCTTTGTGTTGATAAGGTTGCGTTACGAGGTTTCTGGAGGCCCCAAAGTTTCTCACAATTACATCCACGCCATCATTAATGTTGGTTGCACCATCAATAAGCGTTAAGTAGTACACCCCCGAACTTAAAGTTATTGTGTAAGTTTCGGGGTCTTGTAGAATGCCGCCGACTTCAACAAGAAACATATTTGATGAAGTAGACGCGGGGTCGGGATCATCTAGGGTGTATATGCGACCATCGTCATCCGCAGTTGTAAAAGTCCAATACTGAGGGTCTCCCGCAGCAAAGGCTCCTCCATAGACAGCGGCGGAATCTACATACCCTTTTGTTGCTACTTCATTGTCGAAGTCAGGGCGTGCTACATTCTTGATCTGCGTAGCGACTCCAGCGAGATTCGCAGCAGCATCCAGTTTACCATCGGTGTCTACAGTAATGTCACCCCTGCCTCGCTCTTGGAGACCCAGTAACAACTGCTTGTTCTGTGTATTGATATCGCTGGCTTTAAGGACGGAGCCGTCCACGAAGGTTCTTTCTGCGACAGTCGTGGGGGTCGTTCTGTAGATTCGCACCATGTCTATGGGTGCCAGTGGGTCAGAATACTCAGGGATGGCAGAGAAATCCAAAGTAACGGTGAGGGAAGGAGAGGTAGTTACTGCGAACTGTGTAACGGGGGTTAAAGTGGTTTTGTCTAGAGAAGCCCCGTTTGTAATGGTTACGCCGAAGTGAGCCGTGGAGACATAGTCCAGCGTTAAGCCGCTAAAGACCCCGCCTTGCTGGTCTTCACTGAGGTCTCCTATGACCCCAAAGTCGGTATAATTATCTGCCATTGTTTAATCCTTATTTTCTCTCTGGAATATTTGCTGGGTTTATGAACATTTGATCTATGAGTTGCTCTACGCCGGGCATCTTAGTCATCCATATAAGAGATTGGACATTCTTCCAGTCTTCTTTAGACATCTTGTCTTCTCTGAATAACGCACCACTTGTTTCCCTGAATGCTCTCCAGCCCTTTCCGTATAGTATGCTGTATGGAACAGAGCCTGTCAATGGGTCAATACCTAGTCCTGTTGTTCTCATAGATGGATCAAATACAGGCTCTTTGCCCACTAACCATGCCATGCTATCCATGAGCATTGGGAATACGCTGGAATATGATCCTTTTAAGATTCCTGCTTTAATCATTTGGTCCTCGTCGAATCTCCTTGCCAAATAGAGTCTTCGCTCTCGTTCGTCCATGGTAGACGCTCGATAATAAGACTGCATCTTATAGGCGATTATACCAAGACCCGCAGAGCCTACAACATTCGCGGCTTCTCTAGCATCACCACGAGCAACACCTGCTGCTAGTTGCTTGGATTTGGAAGCAAGCATGAACACTCTATATTGTCCGAGTAATTTACCCATCGCCGTGTTTACCCAAAAAGGAGACTCTCCAAATGATTGGCGTTGAACTATGTGGTCTGAATGCCTTCTCAATGCGAGTGTGAATTTATCAAAGATGTATTGATCTTTTACTTTCTCAAGATTGAGCATTTTTACTTTGTATCTACCGAACAGACCCGGTACTACTTCTACCACGTCAGGGTCCATTAGAGTTTTAGCAAGACGCTCTATGTCAGCCTCGTTCATCCCAATCTGTTCAAAGCGAACTTTTTTGTTATTCCAGAATCCCTTACTCAGATGTATTTTACCGCCACGAATGTCATACGCTTCATTTACAAAGTGTTGGAAAGAAGACCTAACAGTCCAGCGTCTCAGGAACGTATCCATAGGCATAATTCCTAGGGGGTTCAAGGCAGCAACTTGCCGACCATATTCCAGATACTTCAAAGCACCATGTCCTAAATAGTCATCATCGAGACCCATTTCATCCATCCGACGCATGAAGTGATCGCCCCGTCTGTAGTCTCCGGCGACTCCCGTGAGTGTCTCTAACACTGAGGAAAAGTCATCTTGTAATTTAGCAAGCCCAAGACCCTGTCGCCCTGTGGCTGCATCTCTTATTCCCATTGTAAAAATAGTGCCAATCTCTTTCAAACTAGGGAACTGTTGAAGAGATGCCTTATATCCACTTCGCATGACATTTGAAGCAATTTCAGGAATCTGAGCAAAGCCTAGAACCATACCAATAGTAGACTGTCCGAAAGCGTTTGCAGCCATGATCCACTTCATCTTATGGGGATCGAGGTAGATAGGCTGACCAACTATGCTTTTGTATGAGTGTTCTATAGCACGAGTAGCAACCAGAATATCACGCTCGCTGTCCCCCGCTTTTCTGCCTTCTTTTCTCACTATTTCCAGCGCGTCACCAATAGTCAGATTATCTTTACCAAAGACATGCTTCATTCCCTTTTGCATTTCCGCGCCGCCTATGATTTTATGGGCGTACCTAGTTACATTCGGAAGAATGTTGTTGTTAAAGAATTCATCAACATGAACAACTCTTTCAACATCTGTGCCTTTTATTTTTATTGATGCTGACCAAGTCTCATCCATCTCAATTCTTCGTTTTGCATAGGTCAAGTGAGGCTGCTCATCCATTCTTGGGATGATGAGTTCCATGAATCCGTCTACTTCACCC